CAGATAGTCATGATCGGCGGTATCGGCAGCGCCAAGGTTAAATTTGAAATAGGCTTTAAGGGCAACGGAAGTATCCAAGTCGCGGGGAACTTCAAGGATGTACTCTACATAGTTCGTAGCCTTGTCTGTCGCGTTGGCAAAGAGGGCTTGGCCGTAAACTCTTGCTGTCGCCGTGGTCTGGTGAGTGACGCCGCTGCCAAGAGTGCTTGGGCTAGTAAGGGTGATGTAGCCAAAGCCCTTGACTACGTTGCTCGCTGCATCTACGGTAGTATTGCTGAGTGTCTTTGTACCAGAGTCCACATATGCTTTCACGCTCTGCTGAGTGGGTGCTCGGGTAGCAGAATCGGATACCATGTTGTCTTCATCAATCAGTGCTGCTACACGACCTATCTTTGATCCGTTCTCATAAAGATAGAGGATGGTTTCAAACGAGTAGAACCCGCTTTCACCAGCTGTGAGCGATGGTTCGTTGCCTGTCGTGTTATTTGGCAGGGTTGAGTACCGTGCGCCATCTGCGGCGCTGGAAGCAAAGCTCGGTGCTGTGATCGTTCCGGTAGTCGTAAATGCACCATCGGCCCCAATAGACCACTTCAGGTCAGCACCGGCGTTATCGTAGCCCCTCAAGAAGTACCCGTTGGCGTCCGCATCGTCGGTCAGTTTCAGGTCGATAAAGGAAACGTCAGCGGTAAGATCAGCGGTCGTATTCGTGAAGGTCCAGATTGCCCCGGCAGAGTTCAGGGTTGAAGTTAAGGTTAGCTTATAACCAGCTTGGGCTACGCTGCCGTCTGCCGTTGGGTCAGCGATGTCGTTAAGAGGCGTGGCACTTCCGGTATTCGTATCAAGGTCGGAAAGCACATTATCCTGGCACTTCTTTAGCTTACCTTCTGAGTCATCGTAAAATACACCACCGCCTGTTGCGGCATACGCGGAGCAATCCGAGATGCCATCGGTCGGCTGAAACTCTATGCCGGTTTCGTCGGCTACGAGTTCGCTGGTTAGGGTGCCACCCGTGAAGGAGCCGCCCGTCGAAGAAAGCGTGGCGCTCGCCTGGTCGAAGGAAAGCCCGGTGCCGATGGTAAACGGTTTGTAAGTGTTCGTTGTATTATCGAAACCGAAAAGAGTATGGGCCGCTGGATCAGTAGGCAGCAATAAAACATCACCGGGATCAACGCCCTGGTAACTCCATGTGCCTGTCCCGGTGGTGCCGACCGTAAAAAGCCCACCGTTTTCGGTCGGGTAGCCGGTCTGCCAGCGGATACCCCAATTTTGCGTAAAGTCGGAGGAGAAGAGGTCGAAGCGATAGACGTTCTCCGCGACATTGGTATACCAGCGTGCCGTTCCGAGTGTCGTTCCAGCGACACCAAGGACGAGGCCCCCTGCGCCGGTCAGCGTCAAATCAGCAATGGACAGGCTGGAGTCCGAGATAGAGCCGTCACCATCAGGGTCTATGGTTCCCATGAGGTAGTCTATAACGGCATTTTGAGATGGTGCGTGTGTGGTATCTCCGTTGGCATTGGCCGCTGTCAAAGCTTCGTCCTGAACTTCGACGGCAGCGCCAGCGAATGTAGTAGCAAGGTCGGCAGGACTCCATACACGCGAAGCAGTTTCAGTACCAGCGCCAAGTTCCGCTACAGTTCCTTTAGGTGGAGGCGGCGGCACAGGAGGCGCTCCAGTATCCTCCAAATTATACTTTAGCCCCACACAGCCAAACATCATGAAAGCCATTGCAGTAACGATTATCTTCTTCAGCATGTCGTTTCCTTTTTTACAATAATGCTATTAACTATATACCAAATAATTGCCTTAAAAGCAATGGCTTAGTCTAAAAAAGTACTATCATTCTTCTTCATCAGCCTTCATGTGCCAATACATTATCTTGCCTATAAATGTTAGCGACTCTAATGTCTTTGGTACGCCAACTTCCTTACTGAGCAAATCTTTTGACAGAGAGTCAATAAACTTGAATGGCGGCAGTATCTGTTTGGCCAAAGCAGTACCGAAGCCCTCCCTGCGAACTTGCCATGTTATGAAGCGAGAGGCACCCGCAAGACGCCACAATGTATCGAATACCTGATCCTTAAAGGATGTCTTCCTTCTCAAGATAAAGTCTTTAAGTTCATTGGCTCCACCATTGGCCAAAGCAAGCAGCATAGCTAGTTTAGCCAAGTTCTGGATAGCCTGTATCTTTTCAGACCTATCACCATTTTTAAGTTTGTTATAAACTTCGTTGCGGTAAACATCCCACTGCTTCAGCGTATATGTCTTGAGCATATAAAATACCCTGCCGTTACCAGCGGTAAGGTATTTCTGCGGCATCTCAGAAAGAGCCATCGGTTGAAAGTCAAGCACACGACTGTATACGAGAAGTTTTATGTTGTCGCTTACGGCCCCGTCTTGCAGTTCCTTAATTACGCTATTTGTTTCCTTGCCAAAGATAGGCGATAGTTCGTCCCTTAATTTAGCGTCGTTATTCTTAGCGCGTTTCTGGTATTTCTCAAGAGAGTTTGCTATCAGTGTTTCTTTAGCCAATGAGTCCATCTTGGTCAGGCCGGTCCATTTGAAAACAAAGTTTACAGCCTTGCTTACCGTACTGGCATCAGCAAACTCCTGGGCGATACGGTCCATGCCGATGTCTTCTTTGGTGATTTTAGATTTACCAGTAAGCGCCTTGCCAAAGTTCTTTGCGGTCTTAATCATCCCGCCTTCGTAAGCAGCCCACGCAAAGTCGCCAATCTGAGTAAGGGCAGATGATATACTGCCCATCGTGTCTATATATTCTATGTTTTTGTAGGTTTGCCAGCCGCCCTGTGTACCTCTTTCGTGGAATCTTGCATTGAGAATTTCATTAACAGTAGCTTCGTCGCTTCCCTCAATTACTCCAGCGTCCATCAACTCCATTATGTATGTGCCAATATTCTGAGTGTAATCACGCTGATACTTATAGTTTTCTATTATTTCCTTATACTCTTTAATGTCGTCACGTAACTCTGCGGCCCTCTTAGAATCTGTTGCCTGTTGTAATTTTGTTTCCGCAAGAGCAAGCCTTCTCTTGGCGTCGGAAACTTTCTCTGGAACCTTTCCAAAAAATTGACGCGCCTCTATGTTCTTCCGCATCGAGTGGATATAAGCCACAAGCGCAGCATCAGAATCCATATAAAAGCGGTTCCATTCAGGCGGTATTTCTTTTATCTTTCTTGCTTTAGTTGGGCCAACACCGCCGATACCGGAAAACCCACCGGCTACCATATTTGAAATTATGTCGGCTTTCTGGTCATCAGACATTTGCGATACCGTGATGCCACGTTCGGCAGCGCGTTGCTTTAAAGCCCTTGAGTATATATCCCAATCCTTACTCTTATAGACTTCCTTCAAGAATCCTTTTTTGTTTTTAAGAACCCTTGGAGCGTAATCTTGAATATAACCTATATCCAGACCGACATCTTCGGCTTCGTTGTATAGCCTATCTAAAACTTCGCGGTATTCCTTATACTCGTTGCCAAGGTCGTACTTCTCAATAAGTTCCTCTATCTTATCCTTATAAGAATTTTTACGAGCAAAGTCCCAATCAGCATAGTCGCGGCGTGACATGCGCTGTTTGGCTTTATCTAAGAGTGGCTTGAGTTTTACGAGGTCATTCTTAGACTTTGTACCAATATCAAAATCAAGTTTCCGTACTTTGGCTTTCAGTTCTTGGCTGATATTACCTAACCGTGTAGACACAGAACCTAATAGTTTATCTGCGCCTTCAGCGATTTCAGAAATAACTTCCCTTAAGTCAGTAAACGCCCTTGACTTAGACCGCACATTGATAGCACGGTTTCTTGCGAATACATCGTCTTCAGATTCGGATTTGGTTTCAGCTTTCGGTTTAGCTTTGGTTATTTTGAATTGCTTATCAGCCTCTTCCTTCCCGTAGTATTCTGCTACGAAGTCGTAGGCTTCTTGGTCAAATTCATCGTCCATTCCTATTCTGATTTCGCCACGCTCGTTGCGAATGTCAGGCATCGAATCCCAAAGCGCCTTCATAGCGCCTTTGATTTTATCCCAAACGTCAGCAAACTTAGACTTCATTTTTTTTAGGAAGTCGCTGTATTTCTGGATGCCCTTATTCTTTAACTCTATGCCGTAGTTTAGTATGTCGGTGGCTATTTGGCTTGAGCCGGTGTTGTTGGTTAGGCGGTCTTTGGCGGCTTGGAGTTCCTTGCTTAGAGTCGATTGTTTTGATGGCTTAGATTCGCCGCTATCCTTTGTTAGTTCTGGATAATCCTTTAGTACTTCAGGCCTTACATCTTTGCCTGTATAAAATGCGTTCTTAACATTAGTACTGTGGTTATTAGCGAACCAACTGTCCCACTCATCATTTTCACCTTTTGTAACTTCTTCTTTATATTCAGATAACGTTTTGCCGTAAACGTCTTGGTCTGCTATACTATTAAGGTTGGGTACTTCCTTATAAACTTCGCGATTGTTTTTATCTTTTATAGTACCTTTTTTGCCTACCTTAACCCATTGCTTAGATTCTGTGTCGTATATCTTACCTAAAAACAAAGGGTTATTTGAGTGCCAGCCGACAATATCATCAGTAGATTGCTCAATTTCCCAAAGTCGGTTGCCACCGTATTGCCTACTTACTATAAGAAATCTTTTGCCTTGTTTGGGGCTATAGGATTTGCCTTTTCCACCACTCTCAGCTTCGGCCTGTACCCCTCCGGTAGCAGGCGCTTCAGGCGTTCCACTTCTGCGGCCACTATCTTCAGCCGCTCTAATATCTGCCTCAGTTCCTCCTGCATCACGCGCCTGTTGCTTTAGGGTGGATAGTTCCCCTAATTTGTTATCATATTGTTGGGCTATGTCAACGCCCTTAGATTTGCCATCCTCAAGCATTTGGTCCGGTGTGCGCTTATCCCTTTGCAAAGGATGCTCACCACGCGATGCCTCAAGCGCCTCACGGTACAACTGCCCAGCGAAAGCGTTATTGGTACGGTCTACGCTGAAATCCTTGGCAGCTTTATATTCAGCTTCCTTAGCCACAGTTTCTGATCTGAGCCGTTCAAGCTCGGCTACTTGTCCAGGAGTGGCTTGTTCGCCAAAGGCTACGGCTTCGTTGGTGGTTTTGAATTGCGGGATTGTCTGTTCAGTTTTCCCCGCTGTTCCATTTTCCTGAACGGGTGCGGTTTCTTGAACAGGAATAGGCACAGTTTCAGGAATAGGCGCGGCCTCGGCTACGGAAGGGGGAGTGGCAGGGGGGGCCACCGTAGCTGTACCGCGCACAGGCTTAGCTTTATTAGCCAAATCTTTTGGTAATATAAACTCAACACCAGGAGCGCTCCCTGCCTTCTGCTCATATTGCTTCAAGTCTTTTATTGGAATATCAACGTAAGATAACTCACCGTTGTATGCATTTTTAAACGGTATAGCTATACCTGCCAAGTCCGACGTAAACGATGGGTTTGCGCCTATCTCCCCTGGCCTATTACCGCGCCACACTCTGGCCATCCCGTTTTCTACGGCAGGAAGAATAGATTCAATTTCAGCAGCCTCTTTGCGATACATAGCTATTGGCGGCTCTGCCTTTGGTTCAGGTACAGCTTCACGTTTCTGCCGTGCCTCTTCAGCCATTTGCTGACGAACAAGATTGTTGCGTACAATTTCGTTGTTAGCGGCTATATCTGTATCGTTAGTGGTCTGGTCGATAGCGGCTTGCTGTCTTTGCTGCAACTCACCGACTCTATTCTTGGCGTCAAGGATTTCTTGGTTCTCGCGGCGTCGTTCTGCTGATTGAGCCAGCACCGCGTCCATAGCATAACGCTTTGCACGTTCCTCTGCGTCCTGTTGCGAGGCTTCAAACTCTGCCCCTACCGCTGCAACGTCTTCAGGAGTTTGAGCCGGAAACGAGAACGGAGCTTCTTTAGGTTTGTATGCAGCAATAGCAGCGTCTATGTCAGCTTGCTTATCAGGCGGCATCTTGGCGCGGATTGCTTGTAGTTTTTCTACTGTGGTCTTGCCTGATTCAAGGTCGGTGGTGAAGCGAGATTTGGTTTCGGGCTGAACAGTTTGTTCGGGCTGTTTTACGAAACCGCTTGAACGCGAACCGTCAGCCAGTGTCTGTATTCCAGCGCCAGCACCACCAAGCATCACACCGCCGATAGCACCAAGTTCTGTACTTTGATTACGCTCTGCCTTGAACTTCGGTGAAGATATAAGCTGCTTGTATGCTCCCAATAACGTGTCAGCATCGGCATTAGGGTTCTGCGCTATAACATCGCCAGCGGCTTCTGAGTAGGCTTGCGTCCACTCTTCGCCACCTTCTGAGGCACCGCCAGTTGCAATGCGCCCACCAGCGGCAACAACATTACCTGTAGTAGTCTTTCGTGCCTTAGTGAGAAAATCTATCGCGCGGCCAGCAGCTTTAGGCGTCAGACCCATAGACTTAGCCATAGGGCCAAGCATCTTAATTTGCAAAATGTTACCGGCTTGTTCAACTGGTGCCGATAGAGCGGCTGCAACAAACGCGGCTTCGTTAGCGGTTTCAGGGTCTACTTTATTTTTACGGTACTCACCATACTTTGAACCGTACAGTTGCGAGAATGTAGTCGCAAAACCGGCAGGGCCACTAAAAGCAGTGACACCCATAGACGGAGCAAACCTTGCCATGCCCATCATAGCTTGGAGCGCCTTGCTTCTTTCTCGCTCCTCAATATCTGGAAGCGCAGCCTCTGCACCCTTTAAAGTTTTCTCCCATCCCACTAATTGTTTCTTAGCAGCCTCTTGCGGGACAGACATATATTGCTTGGCAATTTCATCAATCTCTGTTTGCTCAAGTGGCTTGCCGCGCATCTGTTCTTGCGTAGCTATCGTTCGCTTGAAAGCGCCTTCCTCGTTCGGGTCAGCGAAGACATACTTACCGGCCTGCCTTGTTTCGGCTCCAGCTATGGCTGTATTTAGGAAATCCTTGGCTGGCTCAGTTGTTAGTGAATTGCCAATATCCTTGTAGCCTTTATTAACTGTGTCCATATCCTCTGGCATTATACCAGAGTAGTTCTCAAGGGATGCCGCTGATAGTTCGTTGTTCTGCGTGGCAACAGGTGGCTTTGATTCTGGTGCGGGCTTAAACCCCCTAACCATATCCTCAAAACCATTCATGGCATCTATTCTGTCTTCCTCTGATAGTGCCTGAAAGTTTGGAGATGAAGCTACGTTGGCGTCAAACCATCCAAGACGGGCGTGTGCCTTGTCTTCATCAGATAGTTTGGAATATTCAGGATTACTTAAAAGTGCATTAATGCTCGGCACTAACGACTCCTTAGTTTTTTACCACGTTCAATTAGGCTACCAATATCTACGCTATCTGGAGAACCTTCGGCAGAACCGGATGCTTCGTTATCACCTTCTGAAACATATTCGTACTTGTCGCCACCGTACCACTTGCTGCCCTTCTTTTCTTTAAGAGCGCCAAGCCCTGCTGTATTTCTAAGGATATTGATTTGCTCTAAATGTGTTGGGGGTATCTTATCGCCTTCTTCCCAATCAAACCCGCCCTTGCTACTAGGCTTAGAAATAGTATCAAATATCTTACTTATCTGAGCTATGGCCTGCACCTTACCCTTGTTTGGATCGGTAGGTTTTGGACCGCCACCAGCCGTAGGTGTTTCCTTCCTAATCTGAGCAGCATCAGCCTTAATCTGGTCGCCTGTCTTGTGGCCCGGTGGCAATACGAGGTCTTCGCCAGCGTTTACCCATTTGCGGTAGGGTGTGTTTTTTTCGTCGTAGAAGGTTTGGTGGGAACCTTGGAGTTTGCCATCTGTTTCTTCAGCCAACGCGCTCACTAAGGCATACGCCTCTTTAGCTTTAGCAGAATCATATTTTTCAGGAGTATCTGATATAACTCTCTGCATAAAAGGCGTATTCGCAAATGGCGTTTTTGAAATGTGGCCAACTACACCCCGGTATGTCTGGAAAGCCTCTTCACTGTCCTCTTCTATTACTGGCTTTAATGCCTTAAGAATCATCTTGGCCTGAGAACCCATCAGCTTCATCTGAGACTCTTCATCATATTTTTTTTCAGCAAGGGTAGCCCGCCTATCAGCAAGATTTTGCTGTTTTTCTTGAAACTGTATACCTCTATCAGCAAGAGCATTACGAGCAGCAAACTCTGCCTTTTCTTGCCTAATACGAGCAGCGTTCATTAGGGCATTAACGCCCTGAGAGGCATCTGGTCTGACATAAAAAGCGCTGTAATCTACCATGAACTATTCCTTTATCCTGCGTCCGTCCAGCCAACCCTTGGCAATTCCCTCATTGACTATATTAGAAGTTACAATGTTTTCTATTGTACCTGATTTTGCTTTATAAAATGGTGGGCATGAAATGTCTAAAATGTCTACGTTATAGACATCATACCAACAACAAAGCATATAGATTACTTTGTCAATCTGCATGTTGAAAAATCTTGCTTTGTTTTGTCTCCACCATACAGGAACCGCGCCATGCTGTTTTAGCTTAGATACCATATCCGAGCAAAAAAGTTCAGGGACTTCCTTGCGCTCTGACCATATGCGTGTCGCAAGTTTTAACCTGACAGAATCAATCACATCACTGTTTGCTTCACAAAAAGAAATTACACCATCGATGTCGTTAAGATCGTCTATAACAAACAATATAGATTCAAGCCTTATACCCATAGACCTGAAAAGTTCTATAGCCTCAATATCTTTCCCGTTAGACTCTTTGTGCATTGATAAGTTTATACAAGCTGTTTTGTGCGAAGACATTAATGGGAATAACTCTTCTACGAGTTCCTTTGTTAGGCCGTAACCGTTAGTCACCATCTCTATAGAACGTGCTACATTTTTTATCCCCTTAACAATTTCAATAATGTCCTTGCGAAGAGTAGGCTCCCCACCAGTTAAAATAATCGGAGCCATATGAGCGTGGATAGTGGCCTCTGACAAAATAGAATCTATGGACCTGTCTTCGCTTTTGTTATTAACACCGAAGTAACAATACTTACATTTTAAGTTGCACCGCTCTGTTACATCTAAAAAGTACCCCTGATAAATAAACGGAGCCATAGAGTGCATACCTTGGATGTAAAAGGCTGCATCTTTTTCGATTAAAGCCTCTGTCATCCCATGCTCTGGACACGTTTTTACCATAACAACATTATCGTTTTTTATGGCAATGTCAGCGAGAACCCGCTGATAACATTCTGGACAAAACGAAACTGTCTTTTTAATTACTTCCATTATTAGCCCCCTTAATGTAAAAAGCTTCCATTGGTTTATACCCTCTACGAAGATAAAGCCGTTCGACACCATCCTTCAAAAACGACTCTACCCTAATCATAAGAATATTGTCAGCGCCCTTACTGAAAGAAGCCTTTTCAAACTTATCTATCAATTTGATACTATTTATTCCCCTATACTCTTCGTCTACCCAATAAAACAGTTCAACCATAAATCTGAATTTGTTATTAAACCCCCATTGAGAAATATGCCCCGCTACACCTCCTACAGTTTTCCCGTATGCCCCATTTTTGAGCAGCAAAACAACGCTATTCGGCTCATTTGAAATATATTCCAACACCATATTTTTGAAATGCTCCCTATCCAAAGGGAGGCCCATTTCTTTATACCCGGCATACTCAAAGAATCTTTCAGCACAATCTGCTATGCCTTCTATGTCATGCTTTGTGGCTGGTACGATTATCATTATTTACATACCGTAAGCACTAGGAGTGTATCCTTGCCCCATGCCGGCGCTGAAACCAGCCCCGCCTCCGTACCCACCTCCATAATAGGATGGTTGCTGGTAGCTCATGTATGTGGCAAGGGCATTATTGCCAGAGTTGCCAACAGCGTTCCATATCCCGGCTTGAGCCTGCCCAGAAGCAAGCGCAGCTTGAGCATTGGCATTACCAGCGGCCATGGCATTGTTGCCAATCTGCTGTCCAGTTTGCATCGAATTTGCACCGGCAGAACCAGCGGCTCCTGTTCCTATCTTGGCGAGGTCTAAGTTCTGCCCGTAAACCCTACCGTACATATCTGAACCTAACCCATAGGCCTGCCCCAATCTGCCAAGGGCTGTTTCTTGCTGCCCTGTCAACCTGCCGTAAAGAGTGTTTTGTTGGCCCAACAGCCTATCGTAAAGAGTGTTGCCGCGCTGAGAAGCAAGATTATACTGGTCCATCGCGGTCTGAGTTCTATAGTCTCGTTCCGCAAGGTTTCTGTTATACTGCTTGTCAATGTCTTCAGCGGCTACATTCATAGCAACGTCAGACAATGTATTGACACCGGCACGGCTGTTTAAAAGTCCCTGTTTGGACAGGGAGCGGTTAGCTGCTTCTTGCGCCTGTTTCATTTTGTACTGATAGACAGGATCGTCAGCGTTCCAAGAAAATTCCATGTCCTGTCTTAGAGTTGGCAGTTCAGGAAGCAACTCTCCAGAGCCATACCCGTTAGCAGGCGTTGCCGTTGGGACATAATTAGCCCCACTCATAGTGCTTGTGTCTATAGGTTGCGGACTCGCTGAAGACGAAATCACGTTTTGCATATTACGTCTTTGCAGTTCAGTTGTTACCGCCTCCTTGCGTTCAGGAGCGTTTTCGCGCCTACGAAGCTCAGTCTCAACACCCTCTTTCCATTTACGCCTATTCAGTTCTTGCTGGACAGCATTGTCCCACTTGGTCTGGTTGGCGTCTTGTGTTCCTGTAGTATTAGGCTGACCAGAGACTAAACTACTACTTACCCTATCACCCCTTACGGTTGGCGTGGCGGTTATGCCTTGTGCCGTATAATCAGTTGGTGCAGACGCAAGGAGATTTCCAGTTTGTGCATTTTGGGATGGTAACGGAAGTGGCTGATACGAACCGCCATTGATATTATACAAAGCGTTTGAATCAGACGGCGTGTAGTCTCCACCGACTTGGCCCGTAACAGGGTTTATAGTAAACGCTCTTGGGTCGTACTGCGCCGCTCCAAGCCCTTGCATATAATTGTTGTATGCAGGCATTACAGTTTCCTGCATATACTTTGGCATCTGAGTCCTAAGACTTGATATACCCTGGTATCCTGCGTTTAGATACGGCTCCCAATCAGCCTGTGCCTTTTCCCACATCTTCAACATAGCGTCAGTAGATATTTGAGCCGCCTGTACTTGAGCTTCTGCCGCCTTACCTGCTGCTTTTTCTTGCGACTTACCACCAAGCCAACCGGAAACGATATTACTAGCTCCCATTTAAACACCTACTTAGTCGTTAGCCCACGAATAACAGCTAACAACTCATTAAAAACTGTAACTAATTCTGCGACATTCGCCGCTGTGCTGTCTGCTGGTATGCTGCCAACTAATTTGTTCCAAAGGTTGGCGTTCTGTTGCGAGTAAATCGTAACCTGTTGCTCTTTGCTTTGTATTGGATTTATGACTTTCTTTTCCATTACAGAACTTCCTCGCCAACACTAACTAATGTAATCGGAGAATCATCTGTTATGGAAAACTCGTACTGTCTTGTCCGGTACTGGCCGCAACTATAAAGACTCTTAAAATAGTCAGTAGATCCCGTAGCGCCTAATGTAATGGTCCTTTCGGTAGACCACGCTGTCTGCGGATTGCTTCTCCACTTCATCATTAGGTAGGCGATGTCGGCTTCTAACTGGTCAGAGTCTCGTTTGCAGTAGATGTCGTAACGGGCTGCTGTCTTTTTCTGTCCTGGGCTTCCGTGGTGGATCATGGGAGTTCTGACCATGGAACGCATAATCTGGCCGTTGTCTTGGTAAGTAGAAGAATCTAACTTATAAACTTTTCCAGACGATTTATCGCCAGCCAAGGAAAGGTTCCACTTAGTAGCCAAGCAAAAGTGCTGCCCACGGAATCTGTTGTACGAAGCTGTCCCTGTATTCCACGCGCCCAACTCTTCCCATGATTGGTTATACAGGTCGAAACAAAGCGTAGTGTCCTGAATCGGGAAAGACAGAATGTATTGCGGCCTTCCGTCAAAACTCGCGTAACCACCGATAGCATCGGATACCGAAGAGAACCCTTGGATATATTTGTTTACCGCTATAGAAATAGGAATGGCTTGGCGCGAACCAGAAGGCATGGCAGAGACTTTTCGTTCGTGATCCAGCCAGTACCAAACACCGTCAATATAAGTCGGAGAGTGCGGAGCAGAACAGCCACGGTCTACTGTGTACTGAGCCTCCTTAACGAAAGGGGTTACTCCGTCATCTCTATGACCCTCAAGAGAGTACGTTCCGAACAGTTCTATTCTATCGTTGCCTATACCCATCGCTACGAGTAGGTCAGGGTAGGTTTCCGCTTCTGCCCAATCGGAGTCCCAATTTTCGGGATCATCAACTACCGAGAACCAGTACCTTTGAGTAGCGTTTTCTAATGCTATCAGATACTTATCGAGTGCTCCGATATGCGTTACGGTTGTCGGGGCGTCTATGTCTGCTATGTATTCAGTATTGCCTACGGTCTTAATCTCTACGATGCGACCACCGTTAGCGGCATACAGGGAAGTACCAAAGTCAGCGAAATAGACCTTTTGGCCTGT